AAGAAGCAACACTAGATGCTGATGCTTTCAAAGAAACTTTTGTAAAAGAAATTACAGAATATGTAAAAGAAGCAGAAGCAGACAGACTTGCTGAGTTATACAATTCATTTTCAAACAACGAAGTAGAAGTAAAAGAAGATTCATTTTTAATCAAAACACCAGAAACCAAAGAAGTAATTGCTGATGCTGAAAAAGCAGAAGCACCTGAACAAGAAGTTGTACAAGAAAAAGAACCTGAAGCAGAAGAGTCAGCAGTAGAAGAACAACCAGCAGAAGAAGCATCAGGATATCAAGGCAGTGCAGAAGCAAGAAGTCACACTTTGACATTGGCTGGTGATTTTACACAGGAAGAACCTGTCACTGATAAAGACGCAGAGTCAATTGAAAAAATGTTACAAGACGCAGGTATCCCAGCAGAAGTACATGCTTCAGAAAAAGCATTTGACAAAGTTGACATTGCCACAATGGCAGACAAAGAAGCAGTTTTAAAAATTTTAGATGACATGGTAGAAGAAAACATGGACATTGAGTACACAGACGAATTAACAGAAGCAAAAAAGAAACCAGTACCAACGTCACCTGACAAATGGTCTAGAGCAAAAGCCAAAGCCAGATCAAAATTTGACGTTTATCCAAGTGCCTATGCCAACGCATACGCCGCCAAAGAATACAAAAAAATGGGCGGTGGTTGGAGAATGGGCAAACCCAAAAAGAAAAAATAATAGGTAACTCTTGATGACAAGAGAGCAAATCAAAATGGCTTGCAGAATGTTTTGGCAAGTCAAGGGTCACCTGCCTCCAATGCTTAATCGTATCGATGCTTGTAGAGAGATCTATGATGACTACTTTCGTAGGCTATGGTGCAACCACGAAGCATGGCAGTGGGAAGAGGGTTTTGAACAGGCCTGGGAAAAACAAAAGCATAAATTAGGCACAGAATAAGTACAAGGTATGAAAATTACTTTGACCCAAAATAAATTTAATCCAAATCCCTATTACGACCAACGTATCAAAGCAGAACCGACTGACAACTTTGTTAAAAATTTACCAAGCATGATAGATACCTTTGATCAAAACGGTTTTGACCTTACTAATCTTGAAAGATTGTATGCCAAAAAAATGGATTACAAAATTAAAAAAATTAGAACAAGTCATTGGGTATTAAAGGATGATTGGTTTACTGCTGAGCCAACTGATCGTGGTTGTCATATAAATCATGCAGTAATATTTGAAAGAAAAGGTTTTACCGGGGCCGCCAAGCAACAAATGGAAGAATTTGCTGAGAAATGTCCTTTAGTTCACAAAGTCTTGCAAATAAGACCCAAATGGGGTTTGGACTTTTCAATAGACTACGCAGATGCCGAAGGTAATGTGTTCGAAGTGTTACATTGGGAGTGGGATAGTTTCAATTTCGAAGAGATACAGGAAAAGAAAAAATACATGGATGATTTTTTGCAGACACAAGATTTTAATGAAATGGCTTTAAGGCTTCTTGACAAAAAATCAGAGTGGCATCATCTAGGCTTTTTTGAACAAAGTGATTACAAAACTAATTTTTTTGGTATAGAAAAAGAACGATTTAAGATGGTGATCTGGAAATAAATATTGATATGACTATACCTTGGAACTTCAAACAGTACTATCAAAACTTATCACACCTAAAACAAAGAGGCCATGTAAGTGCTGGAGAACAAGCCAAATCGCCTGTATCAGCAGGATCAAGAGGACTGGCCAACATAGAAAACTTTGCTGACAAGCAAGTACAAATGATGGGTGCTAAAATAGATGAAGGCGTTGAAAGACAATATCAAAGTTTAGACACAAATACAATTGAAAAATTAAGAGAAAAATATCTTCCTGATTGGGAGTATAAAGATAACAGTCTACAAAAAAGATATAAGTTTGAAGATTATTTTCAAGTTATAAAATTTTTAATTGACACTATCAAACCACAAGAAGATCTAGATCATCATGCTGATCTTGGAGTGTTTTATGATGAAGTGCTAGTGAAAATTTATACACATCGCACTAAAGATGTAACAGATTATGATTTTAAAGTAGCAATACAAATGGATATGATTGCCAAAAACAAACATGGAGCAATAAAACCAGATTACGATTTAGATGCTTTGGTGGATAACTTTGACTATTGTATCAACTGTGGCGGTTTGATTCTAAATGAAAGAAAATACAAAGGTGGTTTACGTAAATGGTTTAAACAGAAATGGGTAAACATTGCCAAAAAGAAAAAAGGTGGTGGACATCCTGAGTGTGGTACATCTGGTTCCAAAAGAGGCTATGCTAAATGTGTGCCAGCATCCAAGGCTCGTTCTATGAGCAAAAAACAAAAGAAATCAGCAGTATCAAGAAAAAGGGCCGCACAACGCAAAGCAGGCAGAGGTGGTAAAGACACTGGCGGCGGACCTGGTAAAAAGCCAATAAGAGTTTCAACAAAGCCTAAAAAATAATTGCTTTTTCAATAGTCATAAAGTATAATAGTAAAAAGGAGAAACAATGCGAAATTTCAATGAAGCAGAAAAACAAAAACTAATACAGATAATCAATCAAGGTTCACAGGTTCTTGGAGAAGTTGACGATTTAAAATCAGGTTTGAAAGACACTGTTAAAGCGTTAGCAGAAGAACTAGAACTTAAACCAGCCATGATCAACAAAGCCATTTCTATAGCACACAAAGACAACTACAAGGGTGTTGCTGACGATATGGACATTGTTGAGTCAATCCTAACAGCCGCAGGTAAAATTTAGTGATCAGGTTACTCAAAGAATTTTGGGTAAACAGTTACAACACAGACAAAGTAGCGTTTTATTTTGAAATTGTAAGTGTAATATTCACTATTGCTGGTTCTGTAATATTGACTTTTACTTCACCATATCCTATAATGGAATATGTGTTTCCTGTTTATCTTGTGGGATCAAGCACACTGGCTATTGCTTGTTGGAGAAGAAGAATTATTTGGACACTAGTATTGGCCAGTTGGTTCACAATAATGAACATAATTGGTAACATTAAAGTATTTTTACTATGAGTTATATAGACGCTTTTTACAAAAGAGACGAAGACAAGGTGCGTGTGGTAGAACGTGATGCCAAAGGTCAAAGAAAATTTGTAGAATATGATGCACGATACATTTTTTATTATCCAGACAGCAGAGGCAAACACAGAAGCATCTACGGAGAACAACTGCAAAAAGTTCAGTGTTCAACATTCAAACAGTTTATCAAAGAACAAAAGATAAGATCCAACAAAAAACTTTATGAGCAGGACATTAATCCTGTGTTTAGATGTTTGGAAGAAAATTATCTTGGCAAAGACGCTCCAAAACTGAACGTTGTGTTTTTTGACATTGAAGTAGACTTTGATCCTGAACGTGGTTATTCTACCACAGACGATCCTTTCATGCCAATCACAGCAATAACTTGTTATTTGAGTTGGACTGATCAATTGGTTACATTTGCAGTGCCACCAAAAACACTCAATATGAGTGGTGCTAAAATGGCCACAGAACGTTTTGAAAATGTCATGCTGTTTGACAAAGAAGCAGACATGCTTGATGCATTTCTTACACTGATTGATGATGCTGACATACTGTCAGGATGGAATTCAGAAGGATATGATATTCCCTACACTGTGGGTAGAATACAAAAAGTTTTAAGCAGTGACGACACAAGAAGGTTATGTTTCTGGGGCGAAAAGCCAAAACGTAGAACATTTGAAAAATATGGCAGAGAACAATTAAGTTATGACTTGATTGGCAGAGTGCATTTGGATCTGTTGGAACTTTATAGAAAATACACATACGAAGAAAGACATTCTTATAGATTAGATGCTATTGGCGAACATGAACTAGGAGAAAAGAAAACAGTGTATGAAGGATCATTAGATAATCTTTATAATCATGACTTTGGACTTTTTATAGAATACAACAGACAAGACTGTGCTTTACTTGCCAAGTTAGAAAAGAAACTAAAATTTATTGAATTAGCAAATGAAATTGCACATCAAAACACTGTGTTGCTACAGACCACAATGGGTGCTGTGGCAGTAACAGAACAAGCCATTGTGAACGAAGCACACAGAAGAGGAATGATTGTGCCTGGTAGAGTCAAAAGAGCAGAAGGTGAATCAGTAACAGCGGCAGGTGCATATGTGGCAACTCCTAAAAAAGGACTTCACGATTGGATTGGCAGTTGCGATATAAACAGTCTATATCCAAGTGTGATTCGTGCTTTGAATATGGGACCAGAAAGCATTGTTGGACAGGTGCGTCCTGTTATCACATCAGCAGAAATAAACAGAGCAAGATTTCAGAAAAAATCATTTGCGGCGGCATGGGACAATCAGTTTGGTAGTTGGGAATATCAAGCAATAATGGCCAAAGAAAAAGGAACAGAAATAATTGTAGATTGGCAAGATGGTACTAGTGTGAAAATGAGTGCGGCACAGATGTATGACCTTGTTTTTGAAAGTAACAATCAATGGATGTTGAGTGCTAACGGAACTATATTCACATACGAATTTGAAGCAATTATTCCTGGATTATTGAAAAGATGGTATGCTGAAAGAAAAGAAATGCAACGCAAAATGCGTGAGTGTGGCGACAACGAAATAGAAAAAGAGTTTTGGGACAAAAGACAACTTGTTAAAAAAATTAATTTAAACAGTCTATATGGTGCAATACTAAATCCAGGATGTAGATTTTTTGATATACGTATTGGACAATCAGTTACACTTACAGGCAGATGTATCACAAAACATATGGGAGCAAAAGTTAATGAGGTAGTGACAGGCGACTATGATCATAAAGGTGAAGCAGTCATTTACGGAGACACAGACTCCGTTTATTTTAGTGCATACAAACCATTAAAGAATGAAATTGATTCAGGTAAAATTCCATGGCAAAAAGAAAACATTATAAATCTTTATGATAAGATATCAGACGAAGTAAACAGTTCATTTACCCAGTTCATGACCAAAGCATTTCATTGTCCAAAAACCAGAGGTGAAGTTATAGCGGCTGGTAGAGAACTTGTTGCTAGTAAAGGATTGTTTATCACGAAGAAAAGGTATGCGGTTTTATATTTTGACAAAGAAGGACAGAGAACAGATACAGCAGGTTCACCTGGAAAAATGAAAGCAATGGGGCTTGACTTAAAAAGGTCAGACACTCCGGTTTTTGTGCAAAACTTCTTATCAGAACTGTTGATGTTGGTACTAACAAACAAACAAGAAAAAGAAGTCTTAGATAGAATATCTGAATTCAGAGCAGAATTCAAAGCAAGACCAGGATGGGAAAAAGGATCACCAAAAAGAGCAAACAATGTAACCGAATATCTTGCAAAAGAAGTCAAACAAGGCAAAGCAAATATGCCAGGTCATGTACGAGCCAGTATCAATTGGAATAGATGCAGAGAAATGTACAGTGACAAATATTCAATGCCTATCACAGATGGTGCAAAAGTAATTGTGTGTAAACTAAAAAACAATCCATTAGGATATACTTCGATTGCTTATCCTGTGGATGAACTGCGTATACCCGAATGGTTCCAAGAACTACCTTTTGACGCTGATGCAATGGAGGCTACAATCCTCGATCAAAAAATTGACAATCTTATTGGAGTTCTAAATTGGGACGTGCAAAGCACAGAAACCACAAACACATTTAACAA